TTAGGAGATACTTCAACAATATCATTTAGTGCATCATACAGCATTTTTCCCCAAGCATCCCAGGCTTCTGGATCAAACTTGAAATAATGCTTATATTTATCTTCAGGATATTCTTGATCGTCTTCATCGTCATCATAATCTTCGTGCATAATATATTCCTAAAAAGATGGTTGTGGAATCGAACCACACATTTAACTAGTATCCGCCCAGCGGCCCATCTTCATCCTAGCGACTATTGCTAGTCACTAAAATCCTATATCAATAACCACCGTCTATTTCATAGTCATCGTCTTCAATATCATCATCCTCGTCATCATACTGATCCCAATAAGCATCATCATATTCATCATACAGATCCTCTTCTTCATCATAATACTCGTCCTCGTTAAACTCAGACTTGTATAGAGGCTTAAGAAGTTCACCCTGATACTCACCAACTACCTCATATCGACAAGTACGCAACTTTTCACAGTTACAATCGCTTGGTACGCTAACAACATCTTTAGGATTAATCTTAACAATTACAATTCTATCGTTAGACTCAACATTACCATAATTAGCAACATAGTTCAATGCACCAGCATGAAGACCTTGTGAGCAACCAACAGATCGATTATCATCAACCTTTGCTCGTTGCATTTGGCAAATCTGACCAACATGATTGTCAAACTTACCAGCATACTTGTCCATATAATCGCTGCGAACAGCCTTATAAGCCAAGAAATGACCATCCTCAGTAATCGGCAACAGTTCATGCTCCAAGAAATCATACAGTTCCTTTTGGCTCTGCATACTTGGATTCTCCATAAGATTATTCAGAAAATTAACAAGTGGCTGGAAAGGCAGTCCTTGCTTCATAAATTCTAGAATTCTTTTACTGATACTACCATGAACTTCTTCACCCTGAAAAAGAACCTTACCATTCTTTACTTCTACCTGACCATCACTAAAGTTTGACACTGCCTTTTCAAGATCAACCAATTCTACCAATTCATCATTAGTAGCAGTTGGAAGAGCCTCTAGAATCAATCGATAATTAATATGATCTGGAAGCACTTGATGAGCCTTATTGTTAAGGATCAGCGTCAAATTACCATCAACCCACATAAAAGGAACACTCATTTTAATTCTCCTGTTTCCTGTGAAATTAAATCAAACCACCCAAACTTGTTCTAAGACCATCAGCATCAATCTTTGTTGTCCACTCAGGCTTACCTCTATATCCATTGTCAAAAGTCCGTATAGGATTATGACTAGTGATATGTCTGATATTGCCATTGTTCTCGCTCACTCCAACAATATACTTGAGCATCGGCACTTTGTCAACAGTCTCTTTAAGATTTTTTCGCAACTCACCCATTTTGGGCAGATTGGATACTATCTTAGAATCACTCTTCTTCGACAAACTATTATTGATCGGATTATTTGCCTCTCCATAAATATTTGTCAATTTATATTGAAGATGCTTGAGCCCAATATAGTCGCTCCTAATTTTTGCTGGATCAACCCCATTGATTCCGTACTGTGCCAAGATAATAGTCATCTTTGCAAAATACTCATTCTTATCGAATCGTTTAATATCGAACTCATCATGATTAATAGTATCAGCAAAGAACTCAATAAGTAGCCACTGATCGATAAAACTAATCATGTTAGTATCTTTAATATGCTTGGCGTAATCAAGACCAAATATATTAAAGATATGATACATAATCTGTCTATCAGACTGCCTACATCCATAATAATATCCTGCACTACTAAAAGTAGGATCATTACTCTCAAACTCTTTCTTACAGTAATCAATTATATCTCTGTATACTGACACACTATCAGACAGTTTGTTAGCAATCTTTTGAGCCCACTTTTTAAGCCAATCATTGAAAGACACAAGGTTCATCCCGTCTTGCTTAATCTTTTCAACAGCACTTTGCTTGATCGCAAAAATCTTCTGATTATCAAAAAGTTTTTTACCAATCACTGAATTGTCGGTTTGTGCAAGTTCGACAATCTTATGGATATCGGGATATCCTTCTACAGAACCATATCTAATAATTGGAACATACACAATCTCATTATCCTCGTCTTCAAGATATTCAATCAAATCTTCAGACAATTCTTTAAGATAACTTGAGTCATTAAGACCATTACCTCCCAATGATTTGCAATTCTTATCTGCACCCAAATGACTGATTGCAAAAATCTCATCCTTACTAATAGTACCAGAAGAACCTCTACTCTGACGAGTACCAGTAGACAGTAGACTACGATAATCTGATACATTAACTACATTGGATTCTCCACCGATATGCTTAATCAGATCATCAAAACCTTCGGTAGAATCTTCTGGATGGTCACTATCAATCATCAAATATGCAAAACAATTATTTTGATTACAATATTTAGTAACGATCTTTTTGGCGGTTTCAACACCCTTTACATCGCACCTAAAGAATGTCATCTGTCCTGTCTTTTTATCTGAACTCCAATAGTAGGCAGACTTACCTTGTAGAGTTTCTTGATGAATCTTATCAGTAAGATAAACCATTCTACGAGAACGATAGCCAGCAGTTCTAAAATTAAATACATACAACTGGTGATTCTTCTTAAACTTATAATCAAGGTCTTGACCACTGACCAATTCATGAACCTTACCATCACTATCTGTCCATGATGCACCAGCAGTCCATCCACCAGCAAGATCACTCAGATTATAATAGGTTGTATATGCTTCAACAAGATTGGTGCATGACTCAAGTTTCTTACTCATATCTTCTTTAAGTTGAAGATAAATTTCTTGAGTACGCTCTCTCAATACTTTGATTACATTTTTTGTATACTGCAATCCCTCTCGACTAACATCCATTTCCAATTCACCAATACCGAATTGAATTTCAAGATATAGACCAGAGTTAAGAATTTCTCTGACTAGATTCTTCCAGTTGTCAACATCTGCTTTCTTAAAAGCACGATTCCATCGTTGAATAGCATCATTAGTATTGTTATCTTTTTCTTCGCCAATAATCTTATTGGAATCAATAGGATATGCAATATTACCCATGATAGCAATAACTCCTGATCCTGGCCCATGCCACTGACTAGGATATTGATTATTGTTGGCGGATACTCTACCAATCTTCCATCCTTCACCATCGATAACTACATTATTATGTGAATAAGAATGATCGTTGATGGTATGACACACACCACCTTCGATAATAGGCTTCATTTTGAAGTAATGAAAAATTCTCTTAGACTTATTAGTAAACTCACTAAAGTCATATTGCTTAACAGCAAAACTAATTTCAAGACCATTAGGCTCATTAGTATCGGTAATACCAAAAAGATTCAGACTAGGAACACCATTCTCATCCATAGCAGCAATATAAGAATACTTCTTGCCATTATAGTAAGATGTTGTGGTAAAACTCTTTGTATAAGCAAAAGGACTCTTGCTACCAAGACCAAGACAACCCACAAAATCATTACTGTCGTTCTTATTAGAAGCACCATAAGTGGTATACAGTTCTTCCATATCTTTTTGGCTCAAGCCCGTGCCATAATCACGCACAGTAAATGAAGGATTGGCTTGTGTAGGAAGAATAACCTTGAAAGGATTTTTGTTTCCTGCTGCAATATGAGCATCATAAGCATTGGTACTCAATTCGCGGATAACAGCCATAACTTTGTCGGAATAAAGAGAGTCCGACAAAATCTTAAACATTTTACTGGTTTGGGCAATCGTAAACTGATTAGTGCTATCCAAACCTCTGCTATGAATCTCGACCGTGCGATCTGCCAACTTCATTGTAATCTACTCCAAAAAGTGAAATTTCCCTGTGAGTCCCAAGTATATCATCGGACAGGCGGCTTGTCAAGCGTTAATCAATTTTCGTCGTCGTCGTAATTTTCGTATTCTTCTGGCTCATAATCCTCATCATCATAAGGATTCCATTCTGTATTATATTCATCCCTATCTTCCATATGTTCTTCTAACATTTCAGCCGCATCCATAATAATCTCAAATTCTTGAATTTTTTCTAGAATCTGAGTTAATTTTTGATCCATTTTCTTAAGAACTTTTTTTATATCAGAAAATTCTTTAGTTTGTTTAATCTCTATAGATTGTAAATCTTTAACTAACTTATCTAATTCTCTTGACATAAATATGGCCTTTATAGTTTTTTATATTCTTTAATATCTCCATTTTCCAATATTTTTTTATCTTCGTAAGGACTAGCAACACGACGATAAAATTCTTGCTTGATGTTTTCTAATACACCAGTAATCATAGCAATCTTATTATAAGATGGTTGTTTCATAACTCCAGATAAAACACGACTAAAACAATAATTAATATCTCCTAAAACATTAGACATATCCTCATTATCCTGATGAGATAAACAACTTATCATATTTTCTATACAAGTATCTAAAGACTGACGACGATCTTCTTTAATATAAGGCATTTTAATACTCCGAGCATTTACATTGGTATCTTAAACAATATGGACATTTAGGACCGGGTTCTTGAAATCCCCAGGCATTACTATGAGGCTCAAAACTTTCTTTGCCGGTATCTATACAAACAAAGATTTTTTTACGCCCTCTTTTAATATAACCAACATTGTGTTCGTGACAATCCCAAAATTTTAATTTTGTTTTTTGCCAAATATCGTTAACTAGTTTTTGTATCTTATGTAAGTATGGACTTTTAATACTATCATAGTCAATTATATTAGCTTTTTCAGTAATAAAACCCCAATCTGTAAACAAATCACTATAGCAATAGTATCTTATTTTACAAAGATCAGTAATAGGTTCTGGTGCAAGATCGAACTTGGCTAAAAGTTTTTGATTATTTAGTGCTATTTGAGCCTTATGTTTGGTCTTAAATGATTTGAAACCTATTTCTGAATTATCTTTTATGCGTAGAAAATCACAATATCCACCAGAGTCATTATCACAATCTTCAGCAAAATAGTCTTTATTGATCATAGCGAATAAATATGCACTTCATTTGCACTAAGTTCATAAACAAAATTCATTGCTTCTTTGTGGTCATAAAAATCGCCTATAGCCTTATCTGTTTTATTATAGTCTTTATCATAAACAGCGAATACTCTATAAAATGGTTCTCCTATGGCTCGTTCATCAGCATTCAAATATTCTTCTGCTGTGTTGACTTGCTCAATTATAGTGCCACCATCATAATCTGGTAATTCT